TTACTTGCGCTCGCCGTCAACCGGTTCAGTTTTGCCGGGTACCATGATGGAGCGGGTAATGGCTTCCATCGTCACGAACGTGTGACCGCAGTTGACGTTGGTGCACTGGTGGTAGCGCTCCTTGGTATTTTCAGACAGGTAGCGGCTGGAACGGGCATGAGCGGAATGACGGCACAAAGGACAATGCATCATTTTGAAATCACCTTATGTGTACGGGTTAGTTAAACATCTTATACACATAGTATAACATTGAATTTGAAAATGCAAATTAATGATTCGCAAATTCGATTTATTGAGCTGTTTCAGACAACAGCCCGTATTCGGCCACGTATTCAAGATCACTTGAGAGGATGTCAAGTTCCAGAGCTGAGGTGAACCCCTTGCCGGAAAGCTTATGTACCACGGATTTTATGTTCCATAACCGATCATTGATAACCTGTTTGAATCCTTTTAAGTTCAGCAGCATACCAGGGGCCAGGGACTCCATACCGGTGTGGAGTTGTACGGAAAAATCGACGCCTTCGCGTTGAATTTGAAACCACCGGCTGACAGCGACCATTGTCGCTTCTTCTTTATCACGGTATAGCTTCGAGAGTGTGCTCGCATTTTTGATGTCACCGGACAAGTAATTAGTGATCTTCTCACTGGAGTCCTGGGCACTACTGGTCGACTTGGCGGCTGGGTGGGCGGCGCTTGTGGTTTTTGCCGCCTCTTCTTTCGCTTTTATTCTCACGGCATAGGTTTTGGCGTCTTTGTAATCGTGCCATTTGGCAATCACGACTGGGGAAGATTTACGCTCTGTCACTTTGAATATGAACGAACTGCAGTCATGACGCTCGAGCGTTTTCGTCCCCATCGGTTTACCACTGACGCTGGTACCAAAACCACCTTCAAACAACGCTAATACGCCATTCTTAACCGTAACGGTAAAGTTATTGTTTCGACCTAGCTGAAATAATAATTCCGAGTCAGACTGGTTACTCTGTATAACGTCTTTCATTACGAGCTGTTCCAGCTTTTCTGAAATAGACAAGCTCAACTCATTTCGTACAGCAATGGTTTTAGCAAGATTGCCTAATGTAGTATTTTTATAACTTTCTTCTCGAGGGCTATTAAATGCCCCCCTGAAATTCATACTGTTGGCTGTAATACTCAGCTTGTCTGGGGAACCTTGGTAAGTTATTTTATCGACAATATAGACTCCCTTCGAGACTAGTGGTTTATTTTTCCACCCAAGGCTGATGCCAATATTCACCCCTTTTTCTGGCATGACTAATTTTCCATCGCTATCATCCAATTCCAGCGAAAGAGTATCTGATTCAAATCCAATGTTATCCGTCAATGTCAAGGAAATGAGCCGCATTTTTATATTTGAAGGTGTGGAAAGTTGCTCCTTCATTGATTTATCCCACAGCGTAATAAGGAAGTCTGGGGAGAGTTCGCTGCCTATTTCAATCTGATTTCTTGTAATCATGATAATAGTCCCTGAATAGTCGACTTGGCTGTTGAAAGCGCTGGGGATATTTTAGAGTCATAGAGTGCGGATGCTTGATCCCTGAGATCACCAAACATTGAGATCAGCGATTCGTCAATGCGTGTTAACGTCAGCGTGAAATTGATATTACGGGCACTACCATCGGAATACAGCTCTTTCCCAGTATATTCCACCTTAGTTATAACAAACATGCCGTAAATAGTACCGCTACCCTCAATAAGTGGCCAGGCCATGCCGGAATCTGCCATGTAATCCAGAGCGAGTCTGGCTACACGACTGGTAATTCCGGATATTTCCGGAATAAGAGCGCCACTTAATGTAATAGTTTCATCACCTTTCCCAAGATATTGATGAGAGTTACGCATGCCGATCCGGGCATTACCTTGCCAGTTGTAAGCGGCTTCTCGCTTAATTACGTTGTATGGCAGCGTGCGCAAGTGGAAAACGAATAATCCGAGTGAAAGCATCATAATAATTATTCCTTAATACGGGTGTAAAGTATTCATTTGACTTAAACGCCGGTCATCCTGTTGTTGTGAGTATTCATTCAATATACTTAACACTTTTTCATGAAGTTGTTCGTACTGTGTGCCCTCTGGCATACTGATCTGTACGTTGTTATTAATGACTCTATTATCAGCATAGTTCTGGTTTATTATCGGTGACAGCGCGCTGTAGTTCCCATAATTTATGCCGTTTAACGAATCTGTTACCGTCTCTGCTTGATAGTTTGGATCTGATACCACGGTGCTATTATCTATGGGAAGCGAACTACCAGTACCGGAACTAGTAGACTGTAGTGGGGGAGTAGTACCCAATGTGTCTTTTGCTTTTTTATGTTTTTCTAAATAATCGGCTGCAGTGGCTTCATACAAATCATTGCCAAATAAATAATTGTTACCCAGATATTTTTGCTGTTCAGGGTGCTCGGTATAATACCCATAGAGCTGCTCCGCCGCTTCAGAACCCATATAGGCCAACATATTTCCACGAGCTGTCAGTGATAAATCTTTAATTAATGGCAGTTTGGGTACCTTCGGTATCGCATTTAATATCGCTTTACTCATCGGGGTTGATGGTGTGTGTAATGGATTAACCATTGGCATATCAACGGCATCCGTTCCACTGAGCACTCCGGGTGTATTGCTCTGCGCAGAATTTGACGACGAGTGTGGCGTAAGCTTATCCAGTTGTCGGCTTCCCGCCTGGACGAGGTCGCGAGCTGTCCCTTCTGCCGATTCATACAACTTAACTTGTATGCTTTCTGTTTGGGATTGCAGCTTGCTGATATCACCTGCTAGCGTATTTTGCGAAGTATCATAAGATGTTGTCAGAACACCGGCAGAGTCTTGTACACGGTTGCGAAGTACCCCGGTGTTACCTTGATTCAGGCCCTGGATAAGGACATTCGCTGCGGCCCCTCCTTGACTGCCAAATATTGTATTGATGTATCTATCACGCTGAGATTGACTGACATGATCTTGTTCAAAGCGTTTACCTATTTGCTCCAGCGTTGTCAGCGGTGAAATCAGCTTTCCTTGTGCTGTAGACGGCGCGATATTTAACTGAGATAGCAGTTGACGGGCAGTGTCGGTCGGTTTGTTGAGCCGTTGGATAAGTGCTTGTACGCGCGCACCATTGTTTTTCCCGTCGGCGTTATCAAGCCCGCTATCAGCCAGCGCACCTAGCATGATGCTGGTATCTTCGAAACTGACTCCAGCCTTATGGGCTGTAGGTGCGGCGGTTGCTAACCCTTCTTTAAAGCTGTCAAAGCTTGCTTCTGTCTTTTGGATGATCACGCTTGCCACATCACCGATATGTGCATAGTTAGCATTTTTCAGCTGAAAAGCACGATCGACTTCCATGAGTAGGGCAGCAGAATCATTGACAGAGCGTTGATTGACTTGTGATAGCGATACTGCTGTGGGTGTAACTGCGAGCACTGTGTTGTCGGTTGCCCCGAGATCAACAATAGCATGTTGTGCGCGAACCGCGTCGGCATGGGTAAGCGGTGTGGTATCCGCAATAGCTTTAGCCTGAGCGGTAAGATATTTGGCTATCTGATCATCAGGTTTCAAGCCAAGAGATGCCTGCAAACTTGCATTCTCACGAGAGAAGTCATACCCCGGCTCCATAATTTTCTGAACCGAAGTAACGGTGCCTGTCGCCAGATCCTCTGGGCTGATTGACGAGAGTTTTTCCATAACTTTGTCGCGCAGTTTGCCCAATAACCCAGGTTGTTTTTTTTCCTGGGGTGGCGATGAGGTATCAGTATGGGTCGGATCTTTTGGTGATGATGCTTCAGGTTTATCAGACTTTTTTTTGCCTGGGCGAGTTTTCCCCGGCCTGGCACCGGCCGGGGAGATCTCATTTACTGACGAGGACTGATTGCCGACAACCGTACCCTGCTCAGATTTAGCTGCTGGTATAGTGGGTTTAGTTGCGGGAGAGCCGGTATTTTTCCCCTGGCGTTTCATCGCACTGCTAACTATCTTAAAAACATTGAATTTAGGCATTGGTTTGTCCACTTCGTTCTAATGCCTTGGCGCGCCATCGGGTCAGCTCGGCCAGGCTCATTGGGTAAAGTTCTGATGGTGGCCAGTGAAATATCACGGCGATATCCGCCATCAAATCGTCAACCGTCAAGCTGGAGGGCAGCGTCAGTGTGCCGAGCTCGGTGACAAAAAACCGATCACCTTGCCAGCCAACTGAGTGATATCGGCAAGTTCAAGCGCACAAACGTCTGCTTCCGTCAAAATTGGGTAAGTAATACGTGGTAAAACCTTGATTAACGCATCTACATCTGCGTTAGCGAGTGCCGCTAGCCCGATGCCACGCAACGCGCCAGCGGTTGGTTTGATCAACGTAACTGATTCGATCAGGGTTTCACCGCGTTTAATTGGGGTATGCAATTTGATTACGTTTTCTTGTACTGTGGCTTCAGCCGTCATGATGAATACTCCAAAAAGTTGGTTTCAAAGAAATGGCCAGCCGTAGCTGGCCAGAACAGTGATTACAGGCCGATATTACGGCGGTGTTGTTCCAGGCGATCAACGCCGTTGACTTTTTCAATCATGTTGATGGTATCGATTTCAATCATATCGACGCCGTCAATGATTAATTTGTAGTAAGTGCATTGGGTGGAGATTTTCACTTCAGTTTCTTCACCTTGTTTGAGCTCGCCGCTATCAATTGACTTGTGGCGACCGCGCAGGACGATTTCGACAGCAGTGACATCACCGGTGTCGTCACGCTGATAAGAACCAGCGAAACGCAGCGGAACAGCATCAGCACCAGGCAGGGCGTACTGACTCCAGAATGTGGCATCAGGCAGGCCGCCCATACTCCATTCCAGTACCAGCGCCTCATTATCCAGACCAAAATCTACTGGTGCTGAACCATGCATACCGCCGCCACGGTAGTTTTCCAGTTTGCGGGTCAGTTTCGGCAGGGTGACGGAATGCACCTGGCCCATGTAGCTCATACCGTCATTGAACAGGTTGAGATATTTAAGTTTACGTGGCAGTGCCATGAGTCTGTCGCTCCTTAGCTGTTAACAGATGCAGCCAGGTTCACCAGATACTTGTCGGTGATACGCTGACGCAGCGTGAGGTTTTCCAGTGGCGGCACTGGGGTGTACTCGTAGTCGATGTACAGCTTGCCTGCCTTCAGCGTTTCCTTATCGTTGGCGCTTTCATCGAACCAGCAATTGGCATCGATAATGTAGCCATTGGATTTCAGTTCGCGGAATTTAGCCTTGATACCTTCGATGATGTCGCGGATCAGGGTGGCAGTTACCGGTTTGTCGACCGCCCACATGTGCGCTTCGGCCATGGTGTCGGCCAGTACTTGCGCCGTGCGGGTGTAGTTTTCAAACAGGAAAAGCGGATCGTCGGAGCAGGTGCGGTTACCCCAGAAGCGGAAACCGTCCTTGCGTACCAGCGTGGTGACGCCAGCCTGGTTCAGCAGGTCGGCATCGCTACCGATGGTCTGCAGATCCCAGTACACGCTCGCGGAGATGCCGGTAACACCGTTAACGCCGACGTTAGACAGGGTTTTATGCCAGCCGGTTTCCTGGTCGATTTTGGCACGCAGGCCCAGCGCACGCGCGGTGGCGTAAGCAGTTGCACTAGCATTGGTTTTGGTGTTCCAGGCGACGAAGTCTGGCCAAATCACCATCAATTCACGCTGGCTAAAGTTGCCGCGGTATTTGATGGCATCAGACAGGGTTTTGCAGCCATAAGCGCTCACGTAACCGAAGGCGCGCAGTGATTGGCAGATAGCCGCCAGCGCGGTAGCGACAGGCTGGGAATCCAGCCCCGGAACGCCGAGGATACGCGGTTTCACGCCAGTCACGGCCTGCGCGTCCAGCAGGGCTTTCATGCCGGTGTATTTACCGTTGGCATCGGCACCGCCGATGATGTTGGATACCGTTTCAGCCTCGTTGGCGCCTTCCGCTACGCGAACGACTACCGTAACCGGTTTGGTCTGGTCGCCGATGGCCTGCAACGCAGCAGCCAGGGTACCGGTTTTACCGGCTTTGCCTGCGGCGGTCAGTACATCGGTAATCAGTACCGGTGTATTCAGTGGGAAAGTGGCGGCGTCAGCATCCGGTCCAGTACAGACCATACCGACGATCGCGGTTGATACAGTTGAAATGACGCGGGTACCGTCGTTGATTTCGACGACCTGCGTACCGTGATGAAAATCACTCATCAAGAATGTCTCCTGTTGTGGGGTGCGAGTAATAGTGCCTTGCTACAAAAAAGAAGGCACCCGAATGGGGTTTGGTATCCGATGGCACAACAGGGGAATAAGCGAGGTGTTTAAATTTTTATTAAAAACAATCGGTTGAGTGAAAATAAAAAAGATGCCGTTGGAGTGAAAACGGCATCTTTGGCAGGGACACACCTCAGCAGAGGGCGTCAGTGTGAACGTGGAATCAGGCTGGCATGGTTGGCCAGTCAATAGCGGGCGCGGCAGACAGATCCACCCGGTTTAGCAAGACCAGATAGGTTTTCCAGTCCTTCAACGCCTGAGTTTCCTGTTCGCTCGCCATGTTCAGCTCAACCGCGTACTGCAGTACGGTCAGGCGCTTTTCCGCCTGCGTCAGGTAACTCGCCTGCTGCTGTTGAGCGGCAGCCAGCTGGGCGGCCTGTTTTGCCTTTTCATCCGTTACCCAGTTGTCACCTTGCCAGACATCATAGTCGGTTGTCGGCGGCAAGAGCGTCAGGGTATTGGGCAGATCGCCGGGTTGGCTTATCTGGGTAGACTGACGTGTCTGTTTATCGTAGGCGGTCTGCCCGCGATAATTGACCATGCTTTCCCAGATTAAACCGTCCTGACTGCGTACGCTCGTGTGACCAGCTTGCTCGTCCGGTGGCGTATCCGTAAAACTGTGTGCCGGAATGCCAACACCTTCCATCAGGTATTCCCGGGTGCTACCGATATATTCCCGTGTTTGCGGGTCAATATGGTAAACCTGAATATACCCATTACTGACACTCAGCCCTTGTTCATTCAGCTGAGTCGTATTTTCGTTTTGTGTTGTCATGATTAACCTGCCTTGACGATATAGCTAAAGGCGATATTGCGCGGACGGGTAGAACCATACCCATTAGCCCAGCCGTTATTATCCAGATCTTGTGCTCCTGCTGAGTCGACATTAATTGCAGAGCGAAGCATCTCATAATCTTTTTTATCTACTTTATCAAAACCCATGGCGAGATAAGTATTGGCTGCATCATTATTACTGTGGATTAGCGCACCAATGTTGACCGATGACAGTGTTGGATCTGATACAGTCAAGGTTCCTTTCTGCCAACTGAGAAGAGTGCGTCCAGTGTCGACATTTCTGCCGTCATCCCAGCCACGAATGAATTCGCCGCGCAGATCCGGTAACGAGCCAGTAGGGTACAATTTCGCCAGTTGTGGATATTTCGCAGTGTCAAATGCCTGACCGTTGCATTTCAGCCAGCCTTCCGGTGCATCTGCCAGCGGCCAGGGTTGCGGGATACCGATCAAATCTTTCAACCCGTCGGTCGTGGTAGGTTGCGTCGCCGGGGTATCTTGCTGGCTATCCGGGCATTTGGCACATCCAACGGTAATACTGCCGATATTAATCGGGCTGTTTTTGTACAGATTCTCTTTACCCAGGATCAGGTCCAGTGAACAAGGGGAGTTACTTTTTTCCATGTGTTTTCTCTCAATATGAATGATGTTGTTTACGCGAGTGATGTCGCGCTTGTATTATTTTTTGAAAACACAACGTATGCATTGAATGACTGTTTTTTGGAGGGTGGGAAAACATATAGCGGCTTCATTGTTTTAATTTAAATTATCATAATTAATATTCTTTATTTGGAATTGATTTCATTGTGGATGGATTCTTTCGTGGCAGGAAAATATTTATAAATGGTTTTGGCCGACACCCCAATAATATTGGCAATTTGCCAGCGTGTGGCTCCATTACTTAACAATGTTTTGGCATGATCAATCGTATCGGGTGTCATAATGCGACGCCGCCCACCAATGCGACCGGCGGCTCTGGCCGCCGCTAATCCCGCCTGGGTACGTTCGACTATCAACTCGCGTTCCATCTCAGCCAGCGCACTCATCACATGGAAAAAGAAGCGGCCAGCAGGCGTGGAAGTATCAATGGCATCTGTCAGGCTGCGAAAATGAATACCACGGCTTTGCAGGTCAGACACCATGGTAATCAAATCGCGCACACTGCGGCCCAGTCGGTCCAGTTTCCAGACAATCAGCGTGTCGCCACGTTTAAGTTTACGCAATGCGCGTTTAAGCCCCGGTCGCCTGGCATTTTTGCCGCTGGCCTGATCTTCGAAAATTAGCTCACAATTTGCACTATTTAGTGCATTTTTCTGTAATTCGGTGTTTTGATCGCTGGTCGATACCCGGGCATAACCGATAAGCATAACGTAACCTCCTGAAAAGGCTGATTGTATTTACCTGTGAGCTTTCTCGCAAACCTGGGTTTAAGCGACATTTTTTTTTTTTTTTTTTTTTTTTTTTTTTTTTTTTTTTTTTTTTTTTTTTTTTTTTTTTTTTTTTTTTTTTTTTTTTTTTTTTTTTTTTTTTTTTTTTTTTTTTTTTTTTTTTTTTTTTTTTTTTTTTTTTTTTTTTTTTTTTTTTTTTTTTTTTTTTTTTTTTTTTTTTTTTTTTTTTTTTTTTTCTCGCAAACCTGGGTTTAAGCGACACGCTCAAAATCGCGGATATCGTCGGCATTCCGTTGCCCTGGCCACAGGCGACGCCACCGGCTGGCTGGCTCAAATGCAACGGTCAGGCTTTCGACAAAAACGCCTTCCCGAAACTGGCGCAGGTCTACCCCGGTGGCGTGTTACCGGACCTGCGCGGCGAATTTATTCGTGGCTGGGATGATGGACGTGGGGTGGATAGCAACCGAAATTTGCTTTCACTGCAAGGGGATGCAATTAGGAACATCACCGGGTTTGTAAGCGGCGCTTTCGTTGCATTTGATGCATTTCAGGGCGCATTTTTTGACACCGGTAACCGAACTGCAATATCGCCATCCTCAACAGTTGGGATACAAATGAACGATGACTTTGCGTTCGATGCCTCCAGAGTGGTGCCGACAGCCAACGAAAACCGCCCCCGCAATATCGCCTTTAGCTATATCGTGAGGGCTGCCTGATTATCTGGTTATATAAGTCTCATTGAGGTCAAACTGCTATCACGCGGTGAGGAAACTCGCCGCGTTTCGGCTTACCGGGTGATATTTGATGGCGCTCTGGTTATAGTAGGGGTGTAGTTAAGTAGATTATTGCGAGTGACACGATGACTCCTGACGAAAAAGCCCTATTCCTTAACGCCATGGACGATGTCAAACCGCTGAAACCGTCCTCAACCGTCGTTCACCTGAAGTCCTCTTTCCCGAATGTGACGCCTCATCGTGTGCAAGAACCCGAGCTGGATAATTTCCTGATTACTGGATTTTTGGATCTGGTTTCGTGTGACACACCATTGGAATTCAAAAGAGAAGGCATCCAGCAAGGGGTGGTGGACAAATTACGTCAGGGAAAATATGCGCTGGATGCCAGCCTGAATTTGTTGCGACAACCCATCGAAACCTGTCGACAGAATTTGTTCGCATTCATGTTACGGGCACAGCAGGATAATTTACGCAATTTGCTGATCATTCATGGCAAAAGTCGCCATGATAAGTCGCATGCCAACGTGGTGCGTAACTACCTGTTTCGTTGGTTGCAGCAGTTTGATGCGGTGCAGGCATGTTGTGTTGCTCAGCCATTTAATGGTGGTACTGGTGCCTGTTATGTGTCGCTGAGAAAATCAGAGCAAGCCCGACAGGATAACCGCGAGAGGCATGCTAAACGTAGCCGGTGACGAATTTGGTTTATCTGATAACAAAAACGCCCGGCTGACCGGGCGTTAATGCATTAATTGTTCAACGCTAAACTAAAATAGCTCAACGCTAATAACTCAATTCTGCGATGGAGGGACGACTATGGCCGAATTGCCCCTTGGCGAAGATCATCAGTGATGTCAGTAACGCCGGAATGGCAAGAATAGTGAACATAGCGCTCAATCCCCACCCCATACTGACAACTTGTGCACCGGCAAACGCACTCATGATGGCCCCCATGCGCCCAATGCCGTGCATCCAGCCGGAACCGGTGGCTCGGGCCTCAGTCGGATAATAACGCGCAGACAGTGCATTCATACCGGTGTTGGCACCGTTGAGGCAGAAACCACTGCTGAAAGCCACCACAGCCAGGAGCATGAAATATGCATGAGTGACGCCAATCATTGCTGTGGCAACACCGCCGGCGGCATAAATGATGCCCAGCGCCAGATGTGGATTAACCCGGTCCATCAGCCAACCGGCAAATAACGAACCGAATGTACCACCAGCCTGATAGAGTGCCGTGATGACGGTCGCTTCGGTCACGCTCATGCCCGCTTCTTTGATAACGGTCGGCAACCAGCTTCCCAGCAAATACACCATGAACAGGCCAAAGAAATAGCCGCCCCACAACATAATACTGCCGAAACGATAAGAACGGGACAACACTAGTCTCACGGCAAACGCCGGTGGTTTTTCCGCTATCGGCATGGCAAACAGGCTATCGGCCTGGGTCACGCCGGGGGCTATCTTGTCCACAATGTGGTGTATCTGCCGTGAGTCCGCACGCTTGCTAACCAGAAAACGTACTGATTCGGGTAGTTTTAACAGCAGGAATGGCATTAATAACAGCGGCAAAATCCCCCCTAGCAGCAAGACAGAATGCCAGCCCCATTGAGGAATCATCCATGAGGCCGCAAATCCACCACTGGCGGCACCGAAACTAAAACCGCAAAAAACCACGGTAATGATGAAGGAGCGTTTTTTCTCTGGAGCAAATTCTGAAACTAGCGTACCCACATTTGGCATCGCCGCTCCCAGACCTAACCCGGTCAAAAAGCGGAAAATGACCATGTGCTGCACGTTTTCGGAAAACGCTGTCAGTAGTGTCCATAGACCAAACAAAAACACACTGGCGATGATGATAGTTTTACGCCCACGCCAGTCTGCCAACGGGCCAGACACCATGGCCCCCACAGCCAGACCAATCAATGCCGCGCTGATAACCACAGCTAACTCTGCATTGCCAATTCCCCACGCCGTTTTCAGCGAAGGAGCAATAAACCCCATGATGGCGATGTCCATACCATCAAGCGCAATAATGCAAAAACACAGGAGAACGATCAGTTTCTGGTAAGCGCCAAGCGGGCGCTGGTTAATCAGCTGTCGTACGTCAATCGCGGTGGAACCTGTCACGCTTTTTCTCCAACAATACCGCTAAATGTTCACAATGGCTTACACTGTAAACAATTATTTCCGATAGGGAAATACAGGGATGGAATAATTTTTATCGAGATAGCGTACAGACGCGTTGGGATGAAGGAGGATCAGTGAAGGGACTATCGGGTGATCAGGGATAATAGACAACCTGAGGTATTAAACCGCAGGTTGTCTACCTATTAACTGCGAAGTGTTAAGGCGTTAGCAGTGACAGTGGTTGTTGCCGATAATCAACGGAGTAGGCTGCATCACCGTAAAACTTGCCATCACCCGCATTATAGTATGTACCTGGCTGGGCTGGCTTATCATCACTGACTTCTATCAGATAGTAATCCGGCACAGCGAAGTTCTCATCAGCAACAATGACATTTTCGACATAGTTATTGCCGGTTTTAATAAGCGCATATTTTTTGTTCATCATGAGTACTCGTAAATAATAACAATACCGTCAGCGCCAGCACCGGAGAGCTTGGCGGATATAGTCGTTGTAGTACCTGGCGCGCAGCACGTTCCGCTGCCACCAGCTCCTGGTCCTGCGATTGTGCCGCTATTTCCGACACTAGAATTACCTGCCAAAGGGGCGTTGCCGGATAACTTGCTGGCTCCCCCATATCCGCCCAACTGCCCAGTTGGGCCCAGGTATCCCCAGCCACCTGAATGCCCATTTTCCGCGTTAATCAGCATGTAACCCGCCTCTTGGGTAAAACTCCAGCTACCTGGATGCCCAGGGATAGCTGATGCGCTTGGACCATAAACTCCATAATACTGCTGCTGCAAGTAGCAGAAGTAGGCTGTCGTCCCTCCGGTTGCTACTTGGCTGCCAAAAGAAGTATTGCCTCCCGCGTTGCCAATTGTTCCTATAGTGGGGCTCCCTCCCGCTCCAATTACGATAGCAATGTCTTTGAGTGTGGTTTGTTTGAGATCAACCAGAAATTTGAGGTAACCGCCGCCGCCGCCACCACCACCTGATGAGGTGTAAGTATTAGCATCAACAGTTGGTGCGCTTGTGCCACTGGCTCCTGCCCCTACCATTTCTACGATGATTTTCTGTGTACCTGCACTCGGGGTATAGTGCCCTGATGAGGTGTACTTGATGGTTTGCAGATAGCGGCCGGAGAACTTGTCGCTTAAACCCAGGTTTGCGAGAAATTTTTTTTTTTTTTTTTTTTTTTTTTTTTTTTTTTTTTTTTTTTTTTTTTTTTTTTTTTTTTTTTTTTTTTTTTTTTTTTTTTTTTTTTTTTTTTTTTTTTTTTTTTTTTTTTTTTTTTTTTTTTTTTTTTTTTTTTTTTTTTTTTTTTTTTTTTTTTTTTTTTTTTTTTTTTTTTTTTTTTTTGTCGCTTAAACCCAGGTTTGCGAGAAAAGCCGATTTATCGGCGATATCGGCACCGTTTTGCTCTTTGAGCAAGGCAGTGTTTTTGACAAATGCAGTGGTGGCCAGTTGGGTGGAGTTTGTGCTTTTGTCTGCCGTCGGGGCATTTGGCACGCCAGTCAGCGCAGGGCTGTTGAGTGGTGCATACTGTGGGTGGGGGTTGGCGGCGGTGATATGCGCGTTGAGCTGGCTATCGGCGTACGCTTTTACCTCAATCGCTTTATCGTCAACGTATTGTCGTGTTGCCAGCACGACCGCCGGGTCGATTTTCAGGGTGATGGCGTCAGCGCTATTCACAATCAGGATCATGCGGACGGTTTGCACCCGGCCTGAGCCTTCTTGCAACTGCGGTTTATAGGTGTCGGCGCAGTTTGCTACGGCAATCAGGTCGCCGTCGCTGTCATACAGGCCGATTTCGCGAATCCACCAGCCGCCTTCGGTTTCAGGAATAACCTGCTCGGCGATGATTTGGTTAGTGTTTTTGGGATCGACACTCAGTGCATTGAGCGGCGCACGACGTTTCTCGTTGACCAACTTAGTTTGGGCTGGCGTTGGGGTTGGCAGACTGCCGCCGCCATCGCCCACGGCCATTTGCGTGATAGCCAGATGGCTACCCAACGCGGTGGCGTTGGCCAACTTCGCCGCGCCGATATTCGTCAGTAAAGCAAAGTATTTTGTACTCATGCAGATTACTCATACGGTTAACAGGGTAGGATGCCGTTGTGGCATCGGGGATGCTGGGGTGCTGACTGGTGATAACCAGCCGGCTGAACCCCGGCTGTGATTGCGTCACGGTAGTATGCGAGAGTGTCTGTCAGGCCGCATCTGGTGGGTGTTGGCGCAAGGCGCAGACAACATCGGGGAGCGGCACATAAAAAAAGCCAGCGCAGGCTGGCTTGGCGAGGGGCGTGGATTAACCGCCGACGTTCAGGTCGTCAATCAGATGAATCGCACCACCGGTAAATTCTTCGCCCGAAATACTGATGGTTTCTGGGAAGTAGGGGTAGATGGTTAACTCATCACCACTGTAAGAGCTGGCGCCCAGTGAGACGGTACCTTGCGTGTCCAGATTGATATTCAGCCCTAACATCTGACGGCTGACGGGTTTGGCATCGGCAATCAGGCGTTCCAGTTCCTGAAAGGACTCCTCTGTAATGCCCGATTCCTGGATGCCGATATCCAGCCGGAAGGTGCCGGGAACGTCACCGGTTTGCCACCACTCTTTGATGCGAATCAGGTATCCCAGCGGTTCAACCACCCGGCGCAGTGCGCCGATAGTGCCCTTATGCCGATGGATAAAAAACGCATCTTTGATGACTTTTCGTTTGACGGCTTCCGACCAGCTTTCATCCCAGCGATCAACCGACCATGTCCAGGCCAGATAGGGCAACAGCTCGACCGGGCAGGTGTCGGGATTCCAGATCTGGCGCAGGGGAATCGGCACGTTTTCCAGACTGGCATCGGTCGTCGCGACCGCATGCTCCAGTGTGGATGAACCGGGGGGAAGCAGGGGGCTTTTATTCATCCGTGCCCCCCAATATCAGGGTATAGCCAGTGCAATGCGATGCCTGGGTATCATCCAGTACGATATCAGCGGTCGGACTGGCTAACTCTACCCGCTGAACGCCTTCCACATGCAACGCCGCGTAAATGGCCGATCGGCGAATGTCGCGTCCCAAGCGGTGCTGGGTGGTGACGTAACTCTGTAGCTTCTTCTCGGCAGCAGCACGTATCGGTTCGGCTTCCGGTCCGGGGTACAAATACAGCGTGGCATTGATGTTGTAAGGAACGATCACCGCTGATTTGACGGTGACCCGATCTGCCACCGGCCTGACATCTTCGGCGTTGAGTGCGGCGTTAACGGTGGCGATGAGCACGTCGCTGGCGGTACCGTCATTTTCCCGTGACAGAACCGATACCAGTACCTCGGCAGGGCCAGGGCTGATAACCGAAATGTCGGCGACCTGGCCGCTGGCGCTGCGCCCATGAAACTGGTACGCGCCGATCGAGCCCGCCACACTCAGCCCTTCATAAGCCTGTTGGATACGCAGGCGAAAATCGGTATCAGACTCCATCACTGCGGCGGTCGGAGGAACGGTGGTCGCGTCGGCCGGGGTGATCACCAGTCGCGATACGTTAACGTTAGCACCCAACTGATCCAGGTCGTTGCCACGGGAAAACGCCAGCATCCCAGCCTGAGCGGCTTCGTTGATGCGTTGGCGTAACAGGAGTTCGCGATAGGCGTTTTCCTGCAGCAGTTTTACCAACGGCTCTGACTCGAGGGTCAGGGTACGTGCAATGGCGGCACGTTCATCGTCACTGTAAAGCGATAACAGCGTTTCCTTGCGCGAGGCGTACAGGGTTTCATAATCCAGCGTTTCCACGACGCTTGGGGCGGGTAACTGACTTAAATCGATAATGGGCATGATCTCAGCTCACAGGAATGGTTAACGAAAGGGATGTGCTGTTGCCGGACAACGTGCCGGAAATATCCACAATCAACTGGCCGTCGTAGTGGCTTTCCATTGAGATGGACGTCAGCGTCAGGCGGGGTTCCCACTTCAACAGCGCGACATAGCAGGCAGCCTGAACCTGTAGCTTCAGGGCGGGTGTCTGCGGTTGGTCGATAAGTGTGGACAGCAGCGAGCCATAATCGCGCCGCATGATCCGGCTGCCTTGCGGGGTGGTGAGAATATCGCGCACGCTCTGGCGCAAATGTTCCAGATCGCTCAGGCTGACGCCGGTGTTGCGATTCATGCCGGTGTACGATGCGCTGGTCATAAAGGTCCTCCTGTTGTGCCGCCGCCACTTTGTACGCCGCCGTGTTGATGGGTATGGACCACCACTCCATTAGAGGAGAAACTGCCCCCTGAATGGGTGACGCTGCCTGTGATGCTGCCGCCTTGCTGTACTTCGATGGTCTGAGTAATCAGCTTATGCGTACAGACGACTTCCGGCGTATCCAGCGTGATGCGTTCGCTGGCGTTGATGGTGACGTTTTTTGTGGTAACGGACACGGATTCTGCCGCAACGACAGTGGCGGTTTTGATGCCGGTGACGGTCAGTGCGCCGTTCGCTGGTTCATATTCCATCACAGCACCATCGGGAAAACGGATGTGGCAGGCATCCGCAGAAACCGATGGTGCAGGGTGGTTATCGCTATAAATACCCGGTACGACAAAAGCCGTGTTGAGCTCGCCTCCTATAGCAAGTATGAGTACCTGTTCACCCACCGACGGTGCCCACCATTCGCGGGAACTCCCCGCGCGACGGGACAGCCAGTGGAGCCATCCGGTGACTATGCCACCGGTCTGCACGCGACAGCGCGCCTGTTGGGTATCAACTTCAGTAACGACGCCGATACGAATCAGGTTACGCAGCGCACGCTGGATTTCGGAGAGATATTCGTATGTATTCATGGTGGGAAGCATGCGTCTTCCCAGTGAATGAGACAATTGTCCACGGTTGTGTGGCTACGGATACCACCGGTAGTTGCATTATTTGTTGCGAGGTAAACGCTGAATAACCTGGCATGAGAGATAAGGGAAAATGAATACGAAAAAAACGCCGATAGAATGGTGATGACAAATCGGAGATAAATAAAATAATAAGAAAGTAATATCAGAAATCACTCTATGGCAGAAGGAATTTATCTGAGGCGGAAATGGGGTAATAGTAAAAAATAGGCCGTTTTCACAACGGCCTTTATGGGGACAGTGTTATTTCAAATAATCAGTTGCTTTTCCATTGACTGATCAATTCCCCAGCGATATAGAGCGCGGTGGGTCGGCTAACCGGTTCAGGCGGAGTGGGTTCCGGTTCGTAATTGACCTGCACGGTCTGGTTTAGTTCGCTGACGCGATTACGTTCAGTCAGGTTAAGACGAATAGACAGCGTGCTGGTATTATCGGCATTATTATCAATGGTGAAACTAATACCTTTATTGCGAATGCTTTCCCGCGTCAGTAAATCGGGCTGGTTTTGGCGCACCCAAAGTAACAGCGTGACGAAAAGTGTATCGGGGTTATCAGCGAAATTATTCAGCGTCAGTAGCAGCTGATAACGGTATTCGAATGACAGGGAGGGTTCCTGCAACGCAGCAATTTCACCTTCCTGGATCCGAAACTGTAATGCATTACTCAATGACGGTAATGCTGTGGTCAGTGCAAGTCTGAGGCTTTGCGGTTTTTGCATAGTAAGGTTCCTGGTGTGGCGGCGATCGTCAGCGTAGGCTGATTATTCCCAAATATTGATACTTTCCTGAGAACTGGACACGCTGATATCGGGCAGGGTAACGGCAGTGCCGTGTGGCAGAATGGGGCCAAGGTCTGCCAGTCCTGGGTTGGACTGCATGACGGTTTCAACTACGCCCTGCGTACGGCCGTAATAGCGGTAACAGAGCGCATCCAGCGAGTCGTCCTGATGAGCGTAGACTTTCATGTGACACCTTTGAGTGCAGATAAAATAAGGCCGAATAAAACGGGCTGTTTCTGATTCGTTATCCTCCCGAGGATCAGCCTCAACTGCAATGCAGGCGCGGTGTGGCGCTGATAGCACAACAACATATATACCCGTCATACTTCAAGTTGCAGGTGTGTTGGCTGCGTTACTCGGCCCATCAATGGGCCTCGCCCTTCGGGCCGCTGCAAGCAGCGTTCAAATCGGCGTATGCCGATTTGTCGTTCACCCGAATCACTTACCTGAGTAAGCTCATCGGGATTCACTCTCTTGCCGCATTACAAGGCTCTAATGAGCCTTGCCCTAAAGGGCCAACGCGTTGCGTTGTTCAACACGCTTTTTTTTTTTTTTTTTTTTTTTTTTTTTTTTTTTTTTTTTTTTTTTTTTTTTTTTTTTTTTTTTTTTTTTTTTTTTTTTTTTTTTTTTTTTTTTTTTTTTTTTTTTCACTTACCTGAGTAAGCTCATCGGGATGAAATGAGAGACATCCTGTCTCTCACCAGAGGCCAGCCGTTGGCTGGTCAAATTCGTTCCCAACGAATTTGTCGCTCTCTTGCCGCATTACAAGGCTCTCATGAGCCTTGCCCTAAAGGGCCAACGCGTAGCGTTGTTCAACACGCAAGCGTGTTGTCCTGCAACTCGAATTATTTAGGGTATAAGTGCGTTGTTATGTCATTCGAATTATTAAAAGGGAGGATGGGGAGATATGACAGAACCTATCCCACCAGGCTATTTCCTCCATTATCGCGCCAGTTGGGATAGGTTCTTAATTTTACCTTGCTGTATAAAACGAAAAAAATATTACCAACGAACAGGTCTGCACTGAGTCAGTTATTACAATTCATGCCCAAAACGTATATTCCGGGTTTAATCGGATTGGCCGCTATTATCAAACGGTCTGGATACGAAAAAAAATGTTGCTGTGTATAAGTCTGGCGCATTGGCCACAGAGAAAATCCATTAATTTGCCCGTGCATCTGGTTAAATAACCAGGCGTTTCATGCCGGTCGTTATTATCCATCGCAATCCCTCACAACGATTGTTGCTCTAACCATGCCTTTAGCCGTTGTCCATCACCACTGCTCTTCAGAAATTGCTGATAATCACTATGCGGGAGCTCGCCGTGAGATAAGTCGGCGATTAGCGACATGGCGATTTTCATTTCTTCAGGATTGCATTGTGATATCAAAGATATATCGGCAATTAATCGAATCCTTGACAAGGTCAGCTCTCTGCTTTCAGTCTGTTCCACGGTACCTCTTCCATTGTGAGACTGTATTTATATACAGTACTTTATTCAGTAATATTCGTCAACTCATAAGTGCAGGACCTGTGTGTCCATGATGCGCTTTCCATCAACGGCGGATATAGCTTTATTCCTAATTTCATCAATCAGTTGCCCGTCAACGCTGACCCTGGCGCCGCGAACCAGAGCCTCCCGTTCCCAGCGTGAAAGGTGAATACCTTGTTGTCTTAACCGGGGGCCTAATGACGCCAGTTTGTCACGCTGGAAATTGGTTAATCGTGCTGAAGGAACACGAGGAATATCACGGTATGACGACGGGAGTGCGGCCCGTGAAATCCCCACTCCACAGTTATTGACAGAACTCCAAGGGAGAGCGGACCGCTGCCTGTCGGTTTCGTCGTGGTGAGTGGTACGGTTTTTAGCCACGATTCGCCATTCATCTGGCCGGGTGGGGAAGACGCGTTCACTGCCGCACTGGACAGAAAAAATACCGACGGTACGCACGATCGTTTCATCATAAGCGTTGAGTCGTTCGCTGGCGGCTCTGGCGACGCGAACCGACTGGCATTTTCGGGCAACGTTGGCCCCCCCTTGCGCTTCAATATAGGCAGCAAAGTCGCCGTGGTCGGCGGCATATCTCACGCGTTCGGCTTGATCGCCCAATGCGCCAGCCAGAGAACGGCTGCGAATGCGTCGGCATTCCCGATAGGCACCGACGGTAGGCAGGCCAATAAAATGAAACTGGGGGATACGCCACAGCGATGCCCATGCAGAAGCGGCGGCCGCCATATCTTTCAATGGATTTCCCGTTTCATGGTCTGTTTCATCGTCCAATGCATAGCCGTCGATATTTTTGGCAATGTATTTGGCAACATAAGCCGTTGCACCGCCTTTGTTGATGTGTTTACAGTCAAACAAACGTTGCGCTGCGACGCTGTTTTCCTGTTGCAGCACATAACGCCGCAGGATATCGACAATCGCCTGACGCTGCGCACGCTCGCAATACAGCATCAGGTGCCAGTGCGGCGTACCATCATGATGCGGTTCGACGACCCGTAGACCGTAAACGGATAACTTGCGGTCTTTGAGTGCAGTACGAATTTTGCTCCACAGCTTGACCAAATAATGTTGAGTCATTTTGGGCGATGGGCAATCCGGCATCCATCCGGTGTTAGGCAATACCTGGTCGTGATTACGGGTGCGGGTGGGGTGGTAATGCCCAGGGGCCGTTAGCGTGACCAGCATACCGATGTGTTGATGCGCTGTGGCATAACGTTCAATGCCTGCCAGCATCGCCATCAGTTCCATACGGCGAATACTGGGGTTAGCGATACTGGACATGACTTTATCGATCAGATCCACGCGCTCACCACTGCGGGTATTTTCCAAATCCCGACTTTTCAGGAAATCCAGCGTCGCCAGTCGGCGGTAGTGACTCTCCTGCCAGGCCTGACGGCTGAGAAACGGCGATGCCGCCCGGCTGACTTCGCCGCTGGCAATCCATAACGCTTCACGCCAACGGGTACGCTGGATTTTTAACTGGCGCTCCCACCAGCGCGGGGTCACCAGCCGCATGATACCGGCGCAGGCTTGTTCTAGCGTGAGCGTTCCACTCTGGTGGCGATGCCAGTACGCCGGGGTTACGTTCAGTGCCTGTGCCAGCGTCGCCAATTGACCATAGAGACGGGTTTGTATCTCGTCACTGAATAGCGGCATGTGATGATTGCCGCTACACGCCTGCAAGTACTGATCGCAACGCGCGTTGTAGGCATCATTCATGTGACCGGCGATACGGCTGGCAAATGCAGACAGCACCCGATCTGGCATGTCCGGCAGTTGGTGGTATTGTTCCGCCTCACTGATGAAGCGTGAAGAGCGGCGAGTATTCATCCGGTAACGGGAGTTAACGGCGTCGATTCGGGGCCACAGCCGACGATGAACCACCGCTAGCAGGTAGTTAAACGCGGCCTGTAGCCCCTGATGTTGCTTGAGATACTCGAAGCGTCGCCGAAAGTGATCAGCGAGGAAACGCGGTAACAGCGCCAGTTGATACAAGACTGCCTGCCCTTGTCGCAGTGTATCTGAAGACAGCGTACTGGATTCGGGCAGAATAGCCGTACGGGGGGCATTCCAGGCATATGCCCAGCGTTGTTCCCCGTTATCGGCACTTTTTTCGCTGTTGTCAGACGTCATAACCAGCCCGCGTGTTGTTTACCCAATGCGTGTTTGCCGGATGATCGGCACAAATCGCCGTACCGTTTCCGGTCTGTCAGTTCGTAGATGTTGTCATCAGGACTGCGGCCGGTAATGGCGTAGCCGCTGTTCACGGATTTCCTGACAGGATACGCAGCACACCACACCGGGAATCGCCAGCCGACGAGCCTCGGGAATCGGCGCCTCACAATCTTCACAGACTAATGCCGATGGGATGACGGGCGCGGTGCGTGCGTGCGCAATTTGTGCATCCAGCAGTAACGCTTGCTGCTCCTGAGATATGTCCATACTGTCTGCCATCAGTGCGCCTCCCACAGCTGGTGCCGAATGTTTTCTGCTTCCTGTTGCAATAGCGCTACCAGTTCCTGTGCGGATAAATGCTCCTGACAGGCGTGTTGCGCCAGATTATCCAGATGCTCGCTGTAGCGATGAGCAAGGTCGGTGCGCCAGCTATCCTGCGGGCGACTACCCGGTGGGATGAAGCTTGTGCAGTGCCTTTTTTGGTTGTTTTTCATACATTCTCCTGATAATAAGCCGCAACAAGTCCTGCCAGCCAAAATGGCGGCCTGTCTGGCGGCGGTTGAGTTAACGGCGGTGGTTTTCTGATGAAATCAGCCGTTAGCGATAAAAACGGGTGTTAGCGAAAATAATGTTCGGGTTTGATACTGGACAGAATGTCGGGGGCATCGCTAAACAGGCTGTGTAATTCACCGGCAGCGCGAACCAGTGCATCTGTCCATTGGCAATCTGGCTCATCGATACGCCGCAAAGGGTGGTTGAATTCCCGCGCGGTAAGCCCGGCGTGAAAAAACAGTGTGCGGCGCTCGCTAAGGTGTAAGCGGGTGACTAATGGCAATACGTCACTTCTTTCCTTAATCTCCGACCCGCCAAATGCGTTGCGCAATTCATTCAACGCACTGACTACCCGTTCTCTTGCCATTTCATCCATCTCATCAAGCAGGTAGACACACCAGCGTTGGTGCAGGGCAGCATGAAAACACAGCGTGCGCCGATAGCGTTCCGAAAGTCGTTGGTAAAACAGGCATGTCTGTTCCCAGCGCGAATCAGCAAAATGTTTTCCAAGCAGCGCCCGCAAATTTGGCGGCAGAGCCTGCAGGTGATTGGCAGTAAAGGCATAATGCGGCTTCATGATGACGCTCGCTGACTATCACGGTCGTTTGGCCGGTTGCTGAACTGAGGAGGGTAGTACTGAACTTTAGTGGAGTTCGAATTTCCGAATTTCATGGTAAAGTCATTAGTACCATTCACAGCGTTCAAATGGCATTGCCAATTTGGCGGCAGCTGTAACGTTGCAACAAGTGAAAATGCGTCCGATTTCCAGGCTGGAGTGAACGGCGTTTTTGCATTTGCAAAATAACAGGAGCTGGGGAGATCGATTGCGGTGCAGTCTGTATTCCCGGTAGCAGGTGGAGAGTGCCAGAGATCAGCCATTGCCGATACCGTTTGCATCATGTTGTGCAAGCAGGTGAAAGTCGCCGTTACCTGAGCAGGCATAAAATGAGGTGTTCGATAATCTATAGCTGCCGGTGTTGCGATGACACAAAAAGCACTCACTGACGTAGGATTTTCCTCAGAAATGAGCGATAGAATTGAAATCTCGTTCGACATAAAGCAATATCTCCCCCAGGCCAGGGTGTTCTATGGTGTTACATGTGCTATGTCGACACTATAAAACACGTAACGTGTATATGTAAATACTCGTGAGGTGTTTTTGAATACAAATAGTGATGCCGTGTCTGCGGCCTCCGTGCTTGAGCGCATCATGTCAAGCTATGGAGTAAAGACTCAGAAGGAACTGAGCGAGGTAACTGAAATACCTACCAATACAATCAGTAACTGGGTTCAGCGAGGGAACGTGCCGGGTAACATTATTCTTAAATGTGCGCTAGATACTGGAGCCGAAGCAGGATGGCTGGTAACTGGTGAGTTTGCAAATGCGAATGTCTTTGCTCATAAATCACCGCTGAAAGGCAAGGCGCTTTATGAGCAAATTCTGTCATCGGGTGGTAAGGCGGTACTGCGTCGTATGCTTGATGCCTATGGCTTTAGTACGCAAAAAGAGTTGGGTGATTTACTGGGGATCGCGCCTGGGACGATCAGTACCTGGATTCGGCGAGATTTCTTTCCTGGGGATGTCGTCGTCACCTGTGCGCTGGATACCGGGGTGTCACTGGCGTGGCTGGCAACCGGTAAAGGGTCGCCGCAACAGCATGATACGCCGGTGAGCCGTCATGATGACGCGGGCATTACCCTGATCCCACGCAACGTACTAAAAACGGGTAAATTGCAGGAAGCAGGGGAGTGGAAAGCTGACCCGCAATGCATTCCTGCTGGCTTGCATGCACCGTTGCTGGTGGAGGGGAGCACCGCGTCCTGGCTGGTGGATACCGGTATTACCAGTATCAGCAATGGGCGTTGGTTGCTGGATATTGACGGTAAAAACGATATCTATGATGTAGCTCTGTTGCCGGGGCGCAAAATGCAGGTTGAAGGCGGCGGCTCGCAATTCCAGTGCGGGGTTGACGAGGTCACTCCCCGTGGGGTGGTGGTGCTGACGTTAACGCCCAGTCTCTAA